TTTTCTGTCTGTGTTGCATCTTCTACTCTCCTCTCAAAAAATCTAACTAAGTTATTTAATTTACCATTCTCCTGTTCTAGTAAGGATAGCTCTTTTTCTATAGTTTCTACAATAGTAGGATGGTCTCCGATACCTACAGGATTACTCATCATGGCTTCTATATTAGCTATATGACCATTTATTTGTCCTGATAGTTTACTCTTTAGTGCTTGTAATATCATCTCTCTCATTTTGTACTCCTTTTCGCTTTTGGTTTCAAATGTAAAAACTCTCGTATGTGTAACTTTCTACCACGAAAGAAAACTATTAAGTTTATTGTCGTATTGATTGTGATAGCAATTAATAACCACCATTGCCACCACAATATCTCTTCACTACCTTCTAACATTAACTAGCCTGAATGTCAACCATTTCACACGCATCTGCTGTGCAAGCTAGTTCCCTTCCACCACTAGTTGTATCTTCCTTCTCATAGTCGGCTAACTTTGACCAATCAATAGAATCAGGCATCTTCCTGTATGCCTGTTCATACTCTTCGCCTGTTATGTCTTGATAAGGTGCTTGAGCATATGTATGGTCACTAAATGGCAAGAAGGATATGCCTGACACTTCATCAAAGTTTTTATATACCCATGCTCCTACATCCATCCACTCATCTTCTTTAACAGATATAGTAACAGAAGGTTTATGTTCACACCAATGCCTTTGATATAATAACCAAAACTCTAATTGCTGTATAGCAGTCATTTCTGTCCTAGTCATTGCACCTGAAGGTGATTTCATAGGAAAACTAAATACAGTTGTGCTGTCAGGCTTCATAACGTCAGGCTCACTTGGTATACCACTATCTTTCATAAACTGTGTGAGTGGGTCTTTGTTATCGCCACGTACAGTTCTAACATAGTAATCACTATGTCTAGCATGAATACCTGAAGCACTATCAACTAATTGACTGACTGTGCCACTAGGCTTGATGCAGGTTATAGCAGTTGATTGTGGTATGCCTAAATCTTTGGCAATCTTTTTATTAGTTTCTACTGCTACATGTCTTAGTTGCTCTAATACATCTCCTAATTCATAGTAGGTATTATTAAGAACAGGACAGTCAAGAATACCTGTCAAAGATACACCTAACAATCTTTCTTCTTCTGTATTACTCTTCCATATCTTACGTAGATATTTAAAGTCTGTAAGAGTAGATTGAAATGTACCGAGTATAGTAGCCATTCTAACTTTCTCTTTCAATGTGTCTACTGTATCTGTAACACGTGCAACTACTTCAGTTAAATTGCAGAATTGATAAGGTCTAAGTATAATCTCACTACAAGGATTGCAACCAAAGTAATGTTCCGCATCACGTCTACCATTTTCAAGTGCCTTAACTTTGGCGGCTTGTCTGTTAAATATACCACGTTCTCCTGATTTAGATTCATATAATGATGTCCACTCTCGCATGAATGTACCCATCTCAGGCTTACCTTTAAATGCTACAGAGTTATTAGCTAATGCTCTCTGTCCTTCATTCTCCCACCATTGACCTGACTTGGCATGACGCATTTGGTCATCACCTAAATTGGATAATGATATAAGTGCAGACCTACGTACTCCACCTACAACTACAACTTCACCAATCTTGCACATGATATCATGGCACTCAATAGGAAATAGTCTTCTCCCTTTAGCACCCTTAAACTTCTGTATGCAGAACTGAAATAACTCAACTAATGGTGCAGGTCCTGATGCTCTACCGCCAAATGTCTTTAGCCTTGCACCTGCAGGTCGTACTTGTGATACATCCCACTTAGGCACTTGACCTACATATAGCATAGCAATAAGTTCTCTCAATGCTTTTGCCCATCCGGGTCTGCTGTCACCCACAGTTATGACCGTAGTGCTGTCTTCAAAATGTTCATTGACTACAGGTAACTTGTCTACGTTCTCACGTTCAACAGAGAAGCCAACACCTGTGCCACACATAAGTATATACATACATTCGTCAAATGAACGTGGACTATCAACAGGTATGTAACTACAGTTATATCCACCGACATGACATCTATCTAAAGCAGGTCCTGATGTCATCAATGCTCTCATACTAGGCATGACACCCAAGTTCATTATTTGCTCTGACATTTTCTGTTTAAGTGCTTTAGTAATATTATATGAATAGTTATTTTTAAGATGTGTAGCCATATAGTCAAAATATCTATCAACTGTCTCACCCCAATTCTCTCTTCTTTGTTCATCATCTTTCCATCGTGCATAGCGAGAGAGTGCTATGAAGTTTTGATAGTCTGTTGGTAAATAGTTTTGTAACATTTTAATTTCCTTCCGCTAATGCTTTTATATTTTTAATTTTTACACCATCTATATCGTGTACGTATTCCTGCATGTGTTCTTTAAATTCTTCGTCAACCCTGCCATCCGCAGGCATAGGATATTCTTCAGGGTCTATTTCAAATGTTATCATCATTTTAACTCTTATTGACATCATAGACCTCTATTAATTTATCTAAATACCAACGTGCTTTCTTTAAATCTTCTACACCGTTTTTGTATTCATATCTCCATATATACTTTAGTATATTACCTTGTAGATAGTATTTAAAGCCATCTGTAGTGACAGCTTCAATAGCATCAATAGTTTCAATACCTGCCTTGTTATAATGAATAGGATGATTAACCATATCTTCTATCTCAATATTGTCAGACTGTATCTTTGCTTGTTCTTCTTTCATTCGTCTTGCCATATATTCACCATGCCTTTCCATTATGCGTTTCCTTCTGTGTCTGATTTAAAATTTAATGTTATGACATTGCCATCAACACTACTAACTTTATCCATAGCACATTTATCTTCTTTTGGCAAGTATAAATTAGCTTCTTTTTCACACTCTACCCTAAATTCATTATTCTTATCCATTGCAGGTATAGCACCACAAACTAATCTAGCAAAGTGCATCATACCATAGTAGTCTTCGTCATCTAATTGATTAGCATCAGATGTAACAATATTTACAGAAACTTCTCCTGTCCATACATGGTTGTCATCCATATGTGGCTTCAAGACAAGTATAAAGTCTTCAGGATTATATCTTGCAGTCATTAAACTCTCCTTTTTATTTTTGTACCGCCAAACTTTATAAACTTGGGGTGTTTGTTTTTACCTTTTTCTTTTAGCCAATCTTCAGGTATTATTCTATCATAGTATCTAAATCCATATTTATCACACCATTGACCATACGAAGACTTTGCACCTTTTCTTAACTTGCTCCTACTATTGGTAAATATAAATCTAATATCTAACTCAGGATGTTGTTTTTGTATAGCTAAATGTTTACGTCTATCTACTGCTAAAAATCTACCTTTCGTTTCTATTATTATACCATTGTTTAATATAAAGTCAGGGGTATAGGTACGATAAGCTAAATCTTCCCATTCTATTTTAATTGATTCATAAGAATATTTACATTTTAATTTAGTTAAGTAAAGTGAGAGAGTATGTTCTAACCCACTTCTATACCCATGCTTTATAGCTTCTCTTCTTATTTTATGAGGAGACACTTATTCACCGTGTAGTTTAATGTATTGAACCATTTTAGGTTCTTTAGCTAGTGACTTTTGAGCAGGTAATTCTTTTAGTGTTTCCCAACACGATTGCCTATAGTCACAAAAAGTACAGTTTTTATTTAAAACCATATTACCTGTAGGCTTACTTCTAAATGTTTCAGCTTCAGGTTCAAAACATCTTACTAACTCTTTACTATTTGCTTGCTCTATTGTCCTTTCTATTTTTGCTATTTCTTCTTTTAAGTCTATACCATCTGCCTTGACGTATTTAAATTGCCCATTGGCTTTATTTACAACCCACCATCCACCAATCTTTTTATCTGATGCGACTGCATAACCTGCTAATTGACCTACATAACCAAAGCTGTCACCATTTTTTAAAGTATCAATAGATTCAAATTTATATTTGTACGACCAATCAGATGCTGATTTTATATCATCAACTGCACCATCAACTACAAGGTCATATGTTCCTGAAACCTTTCTTTTGTTTTTTAAATCTAGTGTAACTTGCTCACTATTATCAAACTTCACTCCTGCTTGAGTTAGCAATGCTTTGAATACAGCTTCAACTATATCCCCTATCATCATATTCATAATAAATGTTGTAGGTTTAGGCATGGCTTTGCTCGGATGATTCTTTTCCCACCAAAGCTGACAGGAAGGTCTACCTACATTTGACATTCTGTAAGTAAACCCCCCTCTTCTACCACCATTAAATTGGCGATTCAAAGCATCTTTGATATCATTAGCAACAGTTTCTATAACAGATTCATCCATTTTAGATTTACCGTCTACGACTTCTTGCAGATACTTATGAACTGCCAATTCACCTTTATGATTCATTATTCAATGTCCACAAAGGTTTCTACAACTTCCATTTCATCGTCAGTCATTTTATCTGTAGCTTTCTTCTGCCACTCAGCGACAATGTATTCATTGTAGTTTTGCACCCATGCCATAAAGTCAGCAAATAAGTCTTGGTCTTTCTCTTCTATTGCCACAGACTTCTTTGTATCTAAGTTAGCTATAGGCAGAGCATATGGATTACCATTAGGTAAAGCCTTTTCTTCTGTAGTAAGATTAAAGGTATGCTGTATAGGTAACTTTTTTAACTTAGCTAATTTAGCAAAAGGTTCACCTAAAATCTTAAATGCATCTCTATTATCTATTTCCCATATAAAAGGTTTACTAATAATCTTATGCTCTTGTTTATCACTAGTCATGGCATCTACCATATCAACTGTACCAAACAACACACGTACTCTTTTGATTTGTTTAATTAAATCTTTAGTTTCTTGTGGTAATGCATCAAAGTCTTTTATATACCCTGCAGGCTTGCCACAATTAAAATTACCAAAGTTATCTTTCAAATCAATATTAAGATTGTCTGCCATAACTGTCTTTTGATATGAACCACGTTTCTCACCTTCTTTTGGGTTAACATTAGTGATAAATCTTTTATACATAAATCTTTGTAAGTATGGTCTTATAACTATACTATCGCAATAATATGTATTATCGTCAGGTACTTCGAGTTTATAGACACCACCGTTTATAGTCTCTACTTTAACTGCCTTACCATCTATTTCCATCTCACCCATGATAGGTGCATGTTGTATCTTCAAACGTGCAAGAGTATTAGTCTTTTGTTCTGAAGATGCTTCTACAGCCACACCCATAGCTTTA